ATGTCATTCGTGATCGTGCCGGACTTCGTTTCGGCGGCAGCGTCAGACCTCGCGGGTATCGGGACGGCGATCGGTGAGGCGACGGCGGCGGCGAGCTCGCCGACGACCGGTGTCCTCGCGGCTGCGGCTGATGAAGTGTCACAGGCGATCGCTACGATGTTCAGTTCGCATGGTGAGGCGTTCCAGGCGGTGAGCGCGCAGGTGGCGGCGTTCCATGAGCAGTTCGTCGGGCTGCTGAATGGTGGTGTGGCGCAGTATGCGTCCGCTGAGGCGTGGAACGCGAACCCGCTGCTGGCGGCGATCAACGCCCCGTTCGTGGCGCTCCTAGATCGGCCATTGATCGGCGATGGCGCAAACGGTACCGCTGCGCACCCGAACGGGCAGGGCGGTGGACTTCTCTGGGGCAACGGCGGCAACGGGTTCTCGCAACCCGCGGGCGGGGGCACCGGAGGCTACGGTGGCGACGCCGGGTTCATCGGGAACGGCGGCGCGGGCGGCCGCGGCGGCAACGGTATCGAGTACGCCGACGGCCGGGTCGGCAACGGCGGCCAAGGCGGCTGGGGCGGCCGCGGTGGTTGGCTGTTCGGCAACGGCGGCGCCGGCGGCGATGGTGGGACCGGCGGGTTCTACACTGGCCCTCCCCCACCGGGCTTCGGCGGGAACGGCGGTAACGGCGGCTGGGGTGGCCGAGCCGGTCTGTTCGGTGGCAACGGCGGCGCCGGCGGTAACGGCGGTGCCCCTGGTACTGGCCATTCCGGCGGCGATGGCGGTCTCGGTGGCCCGCGCGGGTCGTTGTTCGGCGCTGATGGCCCGGACGGTGCGGACGGCTAAAACGCAAACGAAGCGCCCGACAACCCCTGCGGGTGTCGGGCGCTTCGTTTTTGGTGCTGGGTGTTAGTCGTCGATGATGGTGATGGCGGGGTGTCGGCGCAGCAGCTTCACTAGGCCGACGAAGCCCAGGTGGATTGGGTCGTAGCGGTCGGGCACCTTGTTCGACAAGTGGGCGTAGACCGCGAGCAGCACGGCTTCGAAGGTCCACCGGTGTGCTTTGAGGTAGCGGTCCATGGCGGACGAAAGTTGCTCGCGGAGTGTGATGTTGACGGCCAGGACGTAGGCGATCAGGACGAGCCAGGCTTTGTCGGTGGGTTGCAGTTTCACGATCACGCGCGTCATTTCGGCCCTTCCAACGTTTCCTCGAGGTAGGACAGTCGCGCCGCTGCGAGCGGGTCGGTCTTCCATACCCGTTCGAATTCGAAGAAGTCGTAGTGGCGCGGGAGTTTGCACGCGTCGCGTTCGGCGTTGATGACGGATGCGCGGTGATGCCAGCGGGCGTCGTAGATCGACCATGCGGTGAAGACGGAGACGTGGTTCTGCAGTTCCTCGATCGCTTCGTCCTGCTTCTTCGAGGTCTTCGCGAGGGATTCGATTCGCCGTTCGAGGGCTTCGACGTCGTGGGTGGGCCGGGCCCGTTCTTCGATGCGTTTCTGCCGTTCGTGCCACCACTTGCCGAATGGCAGCAGTTTCGCGAACGCCTCGTATTTCTCGACGAATTTCGTTGACGCTGCGACGAAGAACCACACGAGCGCGAGGATGCCGACCCATTGCTGGGGGATGTAGTGGAACCAGTCGTTAGGCATCGCGGCGCCGCCGTCTGGCGAAGATCCAGTTGGCGACGGCCATGCCGAGCAGGTCGTAGGTGTTGAGCCATCCGTATCGGGGGTGTTGTTGCATGACGGCGACGAATGATCCGAGGGTCATGGCGGCGTAGACGCAGAGCAGGGCGGTGTGGGCGATGAATGATGGCCATGCGCGCGGGTTGGGTGCGCCGTGGATGGGTTCGGTTCCGGACATGAGGGCTTCGCCGAACCAGCCGAGGACGCCGAGGCTGATGAACAGGATGCCCCATACCCAGAGGGGGGCGCTGTCCTCGACTTGGTTCATCGCCGAGAATTTGTTGGCGGGTGTGGTGATGTAGTTGACGCCGCGGACGACGGCTTCGCCGAGTAGGGCGATTTGGCCGACGCGGAGTGCGCGGTCACTCACGAACCGGTAGGTCATGCGTCGTCGGTGGCGTCGTGCGGCGGGTTCTCAGTGATGGGCTTGACGTCGAAGTGGTCGTCTTCGTCAAACCAAGCCGGCCGGTTGTACGTGTACGCCTGTGCGCTCTCCGGCTGCGGGTGGTCGACGGCGGCGTGCACGTGGTCGGTGTGGGCCGGATCAGTCTCGGATGCTCTGTGGACGTTGGCGGCCGCGATGCCCGATGTGACGAACGCGCCGATCACGGCGACAGCGAGTGAGCCGAGTGCGTTGTTCGATGCGCCGCCGAGTCCGACGAGTAACCCTTGCACGGGGGTGGCGAGCAGGAACAGATAGGTGCGCCAGCCGTTCGGGGCGAAGATCGATGCCAGCGCCGGGGAGAGTGCGGCGACGACCACGGCGGTCCACAGGTTCGCGTGGTCCTGCGAGAGTCGGCCTTCGATGACGAGCTGGGTCAGCCACGCAGGCAAGGCGACGTAGAGCATGGCACGCAGGGTGTTGAACGCCGGGCTCGTGAAGAATTCCCGGATCTTGGTCAGCAGCAGCATCGGTGCGCCTTTCGATTTAATTGGGAATCCGCTGGTCAGCGTCCCGAATGCGCTGCGGAGCGGTTTACTTCTGAAATAAGGTCAGCGCCGGAATCCGGCAACGATGTCGCAGCCGACTTGGTAGCCGCTGCGTCCCCCGAACTCGGGCTTGGGTGCGTGGTAGTCGCCGTGCACGCCGATTCCGGGCATGGCCATGAGCACCGCGATCAGGTCGGGTGCGCTGGTCAGCAATCCCTGGACCGAGAGCAGCTTGATCAGCTCGGGGTTCGGTTTCTCGTTCGACCCGAGGACGCCGCCCACGATGGGTGCCAGCGCGGCGGCGGGTGCGCCGGTTGCGCCGGCCAGGATGGGCAGCGCGAGCGGGCTGGCGAGGCTTCCCAGGAACGGGGCCACGAGGTTGAGCAGTGCCGGGATGATGATCTGCCCGGTGTAGATGACGAACGGCAGCTCCGTTTCGGCGCGGATGAACCATTCGTAGAACAGTGGCCGGATTCGGTCGGCGGCTTCGGCGTAGAAGTCGGGTGTCGGTGACTGGTTGGTGATCGAGTGCGTCAGCGCCGTGACCCAGTCCGGTGCCGTCCAGACCAGGCGCGCGATGCCGGTGTCGGGCTTCGTGGGGTCGCCGAACGCGATGATGCCGTTGATACGCGACCGCAGCCGTGCGAATTCACCGCCGGGTCCGAACAGTTCGGCGACCGCCCGCTTGATGCCGTCGGCGGATTGCGAGTAGCCGAAGAACCAGAACTCTACGTTGGGGTCGTTGAGGTCCGGGCAGGTTGCGACCAGCCGCCGCAGCTCGGCCTTCAGCGCGGCGATGACGTCGAGGTAGGAGAGCCCCGGGTCACCACCCATGAGCCCCATATATCCGCCGATGGGATATCCGATCGGCTGGTGGTTGAGGTTGAGGACGTTCTTGCACCACTCGCCCAGGTCGAACGGGGGGCCGACCCACCACGGCACACCGGAGCCGGGCGCGGAGTAGCACCAGATCGGACGGTGCGGGCGCACGATCTTCAGGTCGATCAAGTCCTGGTCGGAGACGATGCCGTCGACCACCTGTCCGGTGCGGCGTTCGTATTCCTCTTGCCACGCTTGGGCGCGCGCGCCGAACTCGTCGGTGTTGGTCGGCAGCGGCCCGTGGAGCCGCGCGTACAGGCCCGGGCGGTCTGGTGTTCCGCCGAACATGGCGGCCATGACCACCCGCCAGCGGCGCACCGTTTCGTTGCGGTCGCCGAGCTGCAGCGGCATCAGGGCTTCTCGGTCTCGTCTGGCTTGCTCGATGATCCGTCGAGGAGCTCGGCCAGGTTGCCGAAGACCTGGCCGAATGCCGTCATCAGGCTGTCGGTGATGCCGTCGAGTAGGGGGAAGCCGGTGATCGGGCCACCAGCAATCACGCTCACCGCTTCGATGACGGATGCGAGTCCGTCGACGGGGGTCAGGTTCTGGCCCTGGTCGTTTTGGCCGAGCTGCGGCCAGCCTTCGCCGCCGGGCCCGCGTAGCTGGTCCCAGATGTCGCGGACCTTGGTCAGAAGTTCTTGTTGTTCGTCATCGGTCAGTGCCATGAGCGGGCCTTCCTGTTGATTGTTGGTGGTGGTTGGGGCGAGGCCGGCGGCGAGTTGCTTCGGGTCTTCTCGCCCGGGAAGTCCCGCGCCCCAATCTGATCCGCTGGGGTTGCGGGTGAAGATTCGGGCAGCGACGATCGCTTGCTGTTGCGGGGTGGCGAACCGCGCGCTCGGCGCGAACTCGGTGCCGCCGTTCGCTTTCCAGGTCTTCGGGGTGATCTGGAACAGGCCCTCTGCTTCGTTGCCGCCTGAGTTGACGTCGATGATCTGCTGGATGATGGTCGGGTTGCCGCTCGATTCGCGCATGATGAGATGTGCCCAGGCGGGACTCGGCGAGGTCCATGTGCCGTCTGCGTTCTGGACGAGCGGGACCGTCAATGTTGGCGGCGCGGCGGGCGCGGAACCACGACGAGTCGAGAAGCCGTCCGCGCGGATCTTGCGCTTGATGAAGTCGTCGACGGCGGGGTTGCCGTAGGTGTTGATGTTCCCGCCGTTGGCGAGGCTGGCGAGCTGGAAGTGCATGGCGTCCTTGGGATTTGTCCAGTCGTTGCCCCAGAAGACCATGCCTTCGTACCAGTTGAGCAGTTCGCGGACCTTGGCGCGCTTGGCCGCGTCGAACCCGGCGTCTGCGATCTGGAACGGGTGTGAGTTCCAGTTCAGGTCCATTGCGGTGCCGGACAGGTGGTTCGAGTCGCCTACCGAGTTGGTGGCCGTCCAGCACGCCGAGTCGGCGTCCCGGAGGGGTTCGACTTCTGCGTTGAAGTCGGCCGCGAACGCCCGCAAGATCGCCAACGGTTGCCCGTTCTGGATCTGCAGGGACACGTCGGTGCCGGGGACGGTTACCCAGGTGCAGGAACCCTCGTCGACCATTGGCCAGCCGTTGGAAGACCAGTTGTTGCCGTAGACAGTGCGTCGTGCCATCAGTGGGCCTTTCGGTTCATCGGCGCAGTGGCCGTAGCCAGCGCGCGGCGCGTGCGGGCAGTGTGTGGAGCAGCCAGGCGCGTGCGACGTAGCGGAGCGCGCGGTGGTCGACGGTTGGGCAGCCGCATTGCAGACACCGGCGTTCGGGTGCCATGCAGCAGCAGGTCATTGCTGCGGCTGGCCTTCCGGCTCGGGCTCGTTCTCCGGTTCGGGCTCCGGTGTCGCCGGTACGGGGTCGGGTTCCGGCGGCGCTTGCTCGAGGTCGTATTTCGCTTCGACGTCGGCGAAGGGTTTCACGACGAAGTTGATGCCGTCCCACGTGATGCAGTCCTGCTCAGTGGCTTTCAGCGTGTTCTGGTCCGTCGCCGGGCTGTCCGTCGGGCGCAGGGTGACCGCGCACAGGATGTGGTCGGGAGCGGACGGCGACGGGTCCATGTACCGCTTCGACGTGAGCGTGAACCCGAGCGGGCAACACACCTTCGCCAGGTCATCCAAATCCTCCGGGATGCGGTACGCCTTCGCTGGCACAGTCTCTTTCGGCGTGATGAACATCGGCATGGGTGCGTTCTCCTATGCGTTTTGGCTTGCGGTGATGTAGCAGGCCCCGGGGGCACCAGCGCCCGCGCTGTAGTCCCAGTTGGTGTTGGGGGCTGTACCTTGATGGCTGGAATATCCGGCGTATCCGCCGCCGCCCGGGCTATTCCCCACGCTTCCGTAGTTCTGAGCTATCCCCCCGCCGAAGTATTTGACCCCTTCGTGCGTCACGTCTCCGGGGGTGTCCCCCTTTACGTATCCCGTGCCTGTGGCGAACGTTGTTGGCAGTGTGCTGCCATCTTTGACCCCACTGGCAGCGGTGATCGTCGGGTATCCGGTGATGACGACGGTGGTGTCCTCACCGTCCGAGCCATGCACCGGGTTGTGGGTGGGGTGGGTGTGCGCCGGGGCGGCCCCACCGTCCCCGACGTTGACAGTGAACGATGTTGTGCCTGTGGGGATGTCGTAGTCGTCACCGTATCGGAGCCGGATAGGGTTCCACTGAGCCGCGCCGCCGCCTTTATAGCTGAGGTCGAGAGTGGTCAGTCGTTCCCCGATATACGACCCGCCCGCACCTCCCCCGATCGGGACGATGTCGATGTAGTCGCCTTCTTCGATCCAGGTCGGCAGGTTGTAGGTGTGTGTGCCTGCGGTTTCGAATTCGACTGTCTCGGGCGCGTGTTGGGCGCGGCCGGCGGCGCCGGCCAACGCGAGCCAGGGAACGTTCGCATCGTAAGTCGGTGACGAGATCGATGATGGGGCAGCCGGTACGCCCGGCAGCAGCGGGACAGCTACCGACGCCCAGAAGTGCGCCACCGATTGCGTCGCCGTGAAAGTGACTGAAGCGGCACCCGCCGCGTCACCTATCACGTAGGCCAGCATGTTGCCGCCTGCTGTGACGGTGGAGTTCTCCCGTGATGTCTGGTTGTAGCTGCCGATGGTGTAGCTGGGTGAGCCCTGGCTGGCGAACACTTGGTGAATCATCTGCCCGGTAGCGGATGTGACTGCCCCGGAGCTGATCGATGTGACGTTGCCGCCGGAGTTGACGACTGGGGTTCCGAATGAGGCCACATTGAAGTGCGAAAATGATTGCACCCTGACGGCTTTCGGTCCCGAGATGCCAGCGAGAGTGAGGTTGAAAGCGACAGTCTTCGTCGCGTTCGGGGCGACTCCGAGAATCCCGTAGGTGTTGATAGAGCCGAAGTTGCCGTCGTTGTTGAAACCCCTGCTGGACAGCAGCGTCATGTTGACGCCGTCGTAGGTCGGCACACCCGACGAGACCGCGCCCCCATCGACGATGACATCCACGATGACCGCTGGCGCGAATCCGTCCCCGACTGTGTGACTGAACGACGAGTTCAGCGATGTGCCGGTGGTGGTTCGGGAATAGCCGGCGCCTTTGGTGTCGTAGCTGACAGAGCTAGGCGACCGGGACGCCCCAAGTGCTTTCGGGTACACGCTGGTGTGCGTGGGCATCCACGAATTCGTGATGCCAACCACGTTGTAGGTGCCCGTGCCGAGCACCTGGATCTCGGCGACGTACCACTCCCCCTGCAGCGTGGGGAAGAAGTCAGTCATCGGCAGGTTGTAGAACTGCCACGCCATCGCAGACCCGGCCGGGCTGGTCAACGATCCGATGATGTTCGCCGACCGATGGGTGCGGGTGAACTCCCCGGTCGTGGTGTTGACCTTGTAGATGTTCACGTAGACGGCGGTGATGTTGGTGAGTGAACCGCCAAGCCACACAAGGGATTTCTTCAACCCGTTATCGGGTAGCCCGATCACACCCATCACGGACTTCGTCGCGGTGACGGGCACGGTGGACGGTGAGGCGCCGGTGATGTTCGACAGCGGGAACACCGGATCCGCGGACGGGTCGATCGACAGATATGACTGCTTCGAAATCGACTGCTTCGCCTGGAACAACGCCGCCGCCGTCGCGATATCCGACGCGTTGTTCAGGTCTGTGCGGACCTGCTGTGCGGCCGATGAAACCTGCGGCGGCCCAACACCGGACGGGATGCCCAGGAACGCACGCAACCCCTGCCACACACCATCAGAGAGCGCGGTAATCGAGTTGCCGATGTTCGTGCCGAACCCCGTCAAACCCTGCACCGCGGTGTTCGGGATGTTCGCCAGATACGCCAGGTTCGCGGCGAACCAGTCCTGCACCTGCTGCACAGCCGTGTTCACCGGCGTGACGACGCCGCCGTTAAAGATGTCAGCGATCTGGTTCAGCATCGTCAGCAGATTCGAAATCAGCTCACCCAGCGCGGCCGTCGTCGCCGTGCCCGCCCCGCTCAGCATTGCCCCGATCTGGTCGAACAGGTCACCGATCGCGTCGGCGGCGTCCGCGACGCCTTCATCGACGTTGCTGATCAGTGCACCTAACTGCGCCAGCGTCGACAGCCCGAGATCCGACAGCATCGCGCCGAGGTTGTCCGCGACCGCGGCCGCCGTCGACAACCCGGAACCGATGAACGTGACAAGCTGGCCGAATGTGTGGCCGGTGCCGAGGATCCCGTCGATCATCGCCGCGAAGTTCCCGAAGATCTCCAACAGATCGTCGACGAGCCCTTCGACGAACCCCTTCTGGAACAGGCTGGTGCGCCGAATCGTGGCGTCGTCGAACCACACCTGTCCCTCAGTCGCCCCGGGCTTCACGCACAGGCGGATACGGATCGACGCGACACCGGCGGGGACGGTGTAGCTGCCGGCGAGCTGTGTCCAGCCGCCGGACGCGGCGGGGTCGCTGATCACGGCGACGTCGGTGATGTCATCGCCGTCGGTCATCACCTGCAGCGCGAACGACTCCCCCGACGCCACAACGTCGTCCCACAGCGCCCAGCACGCCAGGTCGAACGTTTGCCCTTCCTGCACCGGCAGCACCGTGCCGAGTAGGCCGTGTTCGGTGCCGGTGGCGTGCACGGTCGCCGAGCCGTCGGCGGTGTGGCCGATCAAGTCCCACACGAAGTCGGGGTCATCGATCAGCGGATCCAAGTACTGCCGCGTCCACGCCGGGCCTTCATCACCCAAGGCCGCGGAGTCGTCGAACCCGGCATCCAACTGCAGGTTCGGCTGCACGTGCGCGATCGACCCGACCGGGATCAACAGCCGCGAGATGAACTGCTGCGCGGCGCCGATCGGGTCGAACGTCGAGATCGCGAAGTTCACGTTCCCCAGGAACTGCACCAGGTTCCGGAACGGCAAAGTCAGTTGCGGCAGAGGCGAATTCACCACATCACCGCCCGCGCCGAGGACGCGGAGCACTTCGTTGAGGAAGTTGATCGCCGCGGTCAACTGCACAACCCACGGGTCGATAGCGTCGATGATGAAATCGATCGCGTTCCCGAACGCGGTCAAGTCGATACCGGCGAACAAGTCGATGATCGGCTTGAGGATCGCGCCCAGCGGGCCCAGCCCGGCCGCGGTGATACCCAGAGCGGTGAACAGTTCCTTCGTGCTCGGCAGCAGATTCGCCAGGCCGTCGAACAGATCCCCGATCGCGGTGATCAACGCTTTGGTGTCCTTGACGAACTTCGCGTCGATCCCGAAGACGTTGAGCCAGGCGCCGATCATGTTGTTGATGACGTCGGTGAACTGGCGGGTCGGGACGACGTAGCCGAGGAAGAAACGTTGCGCGGCCTGGAACAGGTCGAGGGGGAACGGGCCTTCGCCGAGTCCGAACAGTGCGCCGATGGTGGGCAGGATGTAGCGGAGGTCGCCGAAGTCGAGTAGTCCTTCGGCGAGCTGGCCGCCACCGAGTAGCACGATGATGTCGGCGACGAACTGCTGCAGTTGTTGGATCGGGTTCTGTGACGCTTCGTTGACACCCTGCTGCAGCTTCTTCTGGTTCGCGGCAAGGTATTTGATTTGCGAGTCGTGCTGCTGCAGCAGCCGGGTGAAGTCGGTGTTCGAGTCCAGTCCGGGGCCGCCGGCGATCTGTGTGAGCGCGCGGGATTCCGACCCGGTGTATTGGCGGCCGCCGAACCCTGGCGCGCTCATAGCTGGATCACCGCGTCGTCGAACCACACCTGCCCGGCGGTCATCGACGCGTCCACGCGTAGCCGCATCGACACCGACGCGGCGCCGGTCGGCGCCAAAATGTTTCCGGCGATCCGGGACCAGGGCATCGTCCCGTTCGGGGTGGCAGCGCCGACCAGGAACGCCTGCGTCGGGTTGTCGTCCTCATCGTAGAACTGGGCGACCAATTGCACTGCGGCGCCCGAGGATACGGCGTTCACGCATTTGACGGACACTCCCATCGGGAAGATCTGGAACGGCGCCAAACCGTATGCTTGGGTGCGCAGTTCGTGGTTGTTGCCGTCGGCGGTGATGGTGGCCGAGCCGAGCCGGTTCGCGCCCTGGGCGTCGTCGTGTGACCAGCCGGGCCCGTCGGCGGTCCAGCCGTTGAGGTTGAAGTCGAACGCCGAGTTGAAGATGATGTTCGTGACGCCGGACGGGTAGAAGATCGGGTCGTAGTTGAACGCCCCTTCGGCCTTCAACGTAAGCTGCACAACACCTTTCGCCGTGTCGATGGTGATCGCGATGACCTTGTGGTACTGCTGCACGTCACCGACCCACGGCATGCGGCCTTTGACGATGATGGAGTCGCCGACGTCGAACGAGCCGAGTGGCGCGTTCGGGTGGTTCGGCAGGATCGTGATCGTCTCCCAGTACGGCGGGGTCTGCCGGCGCGCGAGGCGTCGGTGCGCCCACGCCGCGGAGCGTTCGTTGGAGTCGATGAACGCGGTGTCTTCGTCGAGGTAGCGGCGCAGCCGGTCCGGGTCGGCGTTCGCCAGCCGTGTGCTGTACTCCACACCTGGAAAGAAGCCGGTGACACCAACATCGGAGACCCAGTCGGTTTCGGATTCGGTGTGCGGCTTAGCCGATGTGACGTTCTCGTTCAAGACGAACGCCAAGTTGTCCTGGATCAGGCCGAGCCGCGGATACCCGAGTTTGATCTTCTTCACCACATCGGTGCGGTCGGCGTTCCACGCGGACTGTTCGAGGTAGTCGAACGGGATGTCGCGGGCGAGCGCGTCGATGTAGTCGCCACAGTCCAGGCGGTCGGTTTGCCGCACGAACGTGGCGAAGAAGTTCAGGTTCAACAGGTTCCCGTCGAACGCATATCCGGGCAGCATCTCCACACCCGACGTCTGCGGGTAGATCTCGACGCCCAGATTCCCGTTCGGGAAATCCTGTTGCAGGTGCCGCCAGATCTCCACTACCGGCCGGAACGCGTCGTTGGCGAACCAGTTCAGATCCTCGAGCCACGGGATGCCCTTCGGGTAGCAGGCGAACCCCTTGGCTTTCAGGTGCAGGATGCCGGTCTTCTCGTCGACGTCGGACGGCTGCACGATGCCGGTGCCCCAGATGCGGCGCTTGCCCTGCATCACCTTCTCGACGTGAACGTATTGCCGCCACGGCTTGAAGTAGATCCCGGCTGCGGACGGGTCGTTCGGGTTGACGTCGCACTGCAGATCGAACGGCCCGGACAGCGCGCGGGTGATCCGAAGGTTCGTGACGTTCAGGTCGTAGGTGACGATTTCGCGTGTGCCGCGGGACTCTTGGACGATGATGCGCCACCGGTCATCCGGCGGCAGGAACACACCGTTCTCTGCTTTGGATTCGATGAACGTCCAGTTGAAGCTGCCGGACGCGCTGGCGTGTTTGGTGCTGATCGCGACGGGAGTGCCGGTCCAGGTGAAGGTGCCACTGGCTTGGGCGTTGGCGGGGCGAACAGCGACGGGAGTGCCGGTCCAGGTGAACGTGCCGGACGCGCTGGCGGTGGCCACTTAGGCGGCGGACCCGTTCAGTGCGAACGATTCGATGGTGATGACGCCGTTGGAGTCAAACGTCAGATCACCGGTCAGTTCGAAGTTCCCTTTCCACACTCCGGATCCGGTGGCGTTGGACCACAACGAAAGCCAGGTCACGGTGCCGTTGGGTGCGCCTCCTTCGAACACCATGGGCGCGGCGAGGTCGAAGTCACCGTCAGCGGTCGGCACCGTCCACGATGGGACGACCATGCTGGCGCTGGACTTGCTGGCCGCGCCGCCGGTGCCGGGGTTGGCGGTGTGCAGTTGCGCGCCGCCCAGTCCGGCGCGGATCCCGTTGGCGCCGTCGACCATCGCTGAATTGCTTAAACCCATGGTTGTACCCCAACTGTGAAGTGAGAGTGAATGATTCGGACTGCTGGTGTCAGATGACTTGGTAGGCGTCGCGCCACAACACCAGGCACCGGCTGGCCGGGCTGGTGTCCTCCGCGGTCCACGACATCGGCAGCGGCGAGGACGGCGGCAACTGCAACTGATCCAAGTACTTCGTCTGCCCGATCAGCTTGTTCCGCCAGTTCACGCCGTTGCTGTCGATGACCCGCCGCATCCACGGGTAACTCGACACCTCGACAGTGACCCCGGCCAGGATGTCGTGGTTCAACTCGATTTCGTTGTTCCCCACGTTCACGATCGGATGCGACTGCGGCCCGATCAGCAGCACCCGGAACCAGCACGCCGCGTCACCGCCGGTGCTGTAGAACACCGGATCCGCGTCCAAGGTCAGCCCCGCCAACGACTCAGTGTCCGCATGGCACACCGTGTCCAGCCTTTGAAACTCCGCGGTCACCGTCCGCCACTGGCTCGTCTTCGTCTTCGGCGTGTACTCGAATTTGCGCGGCCGACCCCAGATCTGCTTCGTCACGCCGTAGCCGTCGCAGTGGATCAACGCCTTCGCGCCGCCGAACTGCTGTTTGACTTCGTCGGCTTTCCACTCGGCCTGTAACACGCCCAGCAGCTTCGACGCCTTCGTCACCAAATCCGTTGGCAGCGTGTTCGGGATGTAGCGCATCGGCGAGTTGTCCTTCACGCCGATCGTGAACGTCAGCGTGCCGCCCTGAAATGTGTCCTGCCCGAACAACACTGTGTCTGTCAGCGGTAGCTGGGAGTCCTGGTTGTTCACGTTGTACGAGCCGATCTTGGGCGGCATCACGTCGTACTGGGTGCCCGGGCCCATGACGAGCTCACCGATCTGCCACTGGCCCCGCGTCAGGTTCTTCGATGCCATCAGAAGTTCGCCGGGGCGAGTGCGCCGGCGGTCGCGCCGGTGTTAACCAGCCACATCGCTTCCGACATCATGTCGTGCGGCGACTGCCCCGGGCCCGCGTAGATGTTCAACTCCCCGATTCCCGGATTCGCATTGTAACCGCCTCCGTAGTCATAGGTTTGGTTCAAGAACCCGGGCACGTTCTTCACGTTCTGGTTTCCCGGGTTGTCCTGGCTGTAGGAGATCAACTGCCCGGTGTTCTTGTTCAGCAGGAACCGCACATCACCCATCAGCGGCGTCCCCAACGCGCCGGCGCCGAGCTGCGACAGGAACCGGCCCACATACGATCCGGCGATCTGATACACCTGCTGACCGAAGTCGATCGCCGCGTTAACGCCCTGCAGGACACCGGAAATCAACTGAGCAACCTGTCCGGCCGCTGACAGCGCCATCGCCGCGCCCTGCGAACCGCCCGACGGGTCACCCGAGCCGCCGGCGCCGATCATCGACCCCACCATGTTCAGGACGCTGCCCGTCGCCATCGCGACCTCAGAAGCGAACGTGATGTACTTCTGCACGTTGTCGATGATCTTGTTCACGTCTTCGGTGTTCCGCAGTCCGTAAACGAGCCGGTCGGCGATGTCCTGCGTGGCGGTCATCGCGTCCAAACCGCCCTGCACAGCCTGGATTACGCTGGTGATCGCGTTCGACGCGCCACCGGCCACCGTCGACAGCGTTTGCAGCATGTTCGGGCCTTGCTGGAACCCTTGGTTCTGCGCGATCTGGGACTGCGTCGACTGCAACGCCGAGATCGTGTTCTTGTTCCCGATGGCGTCCTGGGCCTGCAGCCCGGCGATCGTGGTGTCGATGCCGTTCAACGCGGCCAGCACATCCTGATCGGCCGCCCCGGGCACCTGCGCGGCGCTGATCTGCGACGCCAACGCGGGATTCCCCGCCAAATACGCTTGCAGCAGACGGTCGTTCACCGACAGGTTCTGGTTCGCGATGTCGAGCTGGTCTTGCACCGTGCGCCCGTTGGGCAGCACCACACCGTTCCCCAGGCCAGTCGCCGACGCACCCGGCACACCAGCCGCCAGCCCGGTCGGCACCAGCGACCCGGGCGCGATCTGGCCGTTGATCAGCACCGGCACGTCGGTGCCCCAGTGCACGTGATCGGTGTGCTCTTGATACCCGCCGCTGCCGGTGTAGTACTGGCCCTGCCCTTGGACCTGTCCGCTGGCGATGCCGTAGTCCTGGCTGCCGCGGTAGATCAACTGCAGCGTCTGGTCGCGCAGGTTCTGCATGATGAACCGGGCGAACGCTTCTTTGCGCTGCGACGGCCCGTTCGGGGCGTCGGGGTCGTTGAAGTCGAACGCGTAACCCATCTGGTGCAGGCTGCCGCCGTTCGAGTACGTCGACGCGGTCAGGCCGAACGCGGCCGCGAGCTGCTGCGCCCACGCCGGCACCTGATACGCGCCTGCACCCGACGTCGGATACAACGTGCCCGGCAGGCCGCCGATCGCCCGGATACCGGCCTCGACGTTCGGCGCGATCGGCACCCGCGTCGCCTGCGACGCCGGGTTCAACCCGATACCCGAGATACCCGGCGCCCCGGCAACACTCGGCGGCGGGGTGACTCCCTGCGGGAACGACAGGGAGCCGTCGGCGCCGATCTTCGTGCCAGGCGGCAACTTCGGGATATTCGCTGGCGGCGTCACACCGTGCGGGAACGCCAACGACCCGTCCGCCCCGATCTTCGTGCCAGGCGGCAGGTTGATCGGCGCACCGGCCGTCGTGGTCGTCGGCGCCGCGGCGGGCGCGGTCGGGGTGTTCGAGACCTTCCCGGGACCGTGCCAGGACTGCCCGGTCGGGTTCTTCCCGGCCTGGTCGCGGAACACGTTGCCGTTCCCGTCGACCCAGCCCTTCACTTCGTCGATGTAGGTCAGCGGGCCGCTGGCCGTGACCGAACCCGGCGCGACCGGAGCAGGCACACCGCCGCCGGCGCCGCCCGCTTGGATGTCCTGCCACGACGGGCCTTTCACACCCGGGCCGAGCGTGGACAGGATCGACCCGGCCAAACCGAGCTGGTTGCGGACGTCGCCCATGTACTTCGAGCCCTGCGCCCCGGAACCGAGCTGCGGGTTCTGCGTCAACACCGCGGCCAGCAGCGGATCGGTCGGGTTCTTCTCCAACGCCTTCGCGAACGCGTTGTAGAACGCGTTGATCGCGTATTCGGGGTTGTTGACCTGATCCAGCGTCCCCCAACCGGAGGACGGTGACTGCTGATACAGCCCCGACACCAGGCCGGCCGAACCCTGAACGCCGCCCGAGATCGTCGGATTGAACCCGGATTCCGCCGCCGCGACCGCCAGCGCGGTCTGGATCGCGGCGTCACTCATCCCCCGGGCGCGGCCGGCCGCGATGATGGCCCGCTGAATGTCCTGCTTACTCGACTGCGCCGTCACGCCCAGCGGCGTCTGCTGCGACGCGGCACCAGCACCGGCACCGGCAGCGCCGCCGCCGGGCAGCCCGATGTCGCCCCACGACACCTTGTTCTTGTTCGCGTCCTGGAACGCCTTGTTCTGCAAATCGGCGGCCTGCTGGCGCGCGAAAACGTCGGCCGGTATCCGCGACCACGACTGCTTCTGCCCGAACGGCATCGACGTCAACGTCTGCAACACCTGCTGCATCCCGTACTGCATCAGGAAATTCGTGCCCGACTGCATCGACTGGACGAACGCGCCGAGATCCTTCGCCAGCCCCTTCAGTCCGCGGTTCTCCGGGAATTCGTGCCGCAGATAGGCGGACAGGATGCTGCTGTCGGCGTTGGCGATGTTGTCGGGCAACAACGCGCCGCCCAGCCCTTCGGCGCCGCCCGCCGTCGGCGCGCGCCGCCCACCCGCCGCCAGGCCGCCCGCCGCGGCCTGCGCAGTCGACGCGCCCGCAGCCGCCACAGCACCCTGCGCCGACACCATGCCGGCGGCCATGTCCTGCACCATCATCTGGCCGCGGATCTTCGTGTACCCGGAACCGGAGAACGGGCCGACCTTGGCCGGTGAGTGCTGGAACCACTGCGCGATACCGTTGACCACCTGCGCCGCGGCGTTCCCGATCAAACCGAGCCCGGTCCCGTCCGTCATACCGCGAACAAGCCCCTGGATCAGGTTTTTACCCCATTCGAGCGCCTTGTTCGGCAGGTCGTTGAAGAAGTTCCCGATCGTGTCGACGATGCCGCGGATCGCGGCCGGAAGTTCCTTGCCCAGAGCGTCATTGAGCCAATGAACACCGTCGATGACGCCCTTGATGACGTCCACAACGATGGTCAGCGCGCCCACGAACGCTTGGATCAGCACAATGATCTGCGGCATGATCGGGATCAGCGCGAACAGCGCATCCGTCACGGCCTGGAACAGCGCCGGCAACTGCGGTCCCACGTTGAGCAGCAGGTTGCTGAACGCGTAAACCACCGGCCCGATCTGCGGCAGCAACGTGACGAACGCGTCGGCGAGTGTCTTGAAAATCGCAGGCAGCGACGGCCCGATCTGCGCCGCCAACGCCACCATGTTCCGCGCCAACTGCGTGAGGAACTCGTTCAGCGCCGGCGCCATCCCCACAATCTGCGGGCCCAACTGCGCCATCGACGACGCGAACGCGTTGAAGAACGCCTGCCAGCCCGGCGCGATCCCGATACCCAACTGGGTGAACGCCGTCGCGATCGACGCCACACCCTCCACCAACGGCTTCAGCATCGGCAGGAACGCCTGCGTCGCCGTCTGCAACGTCGAGAAGAACGACGTCAGCGTCTGCTGCCCCTCAGCCGACTGCGTCCACCGGTCGAACTCCGCGGTCACCTTATCCAGCCAGCCCAACAACCCGCCGCCGCCGAACCGGTCAGCGACGCTCATCACCGTGTTGAACGCCGACCCGACACTCTCCACCACATGCACCAGGTGCCCGAACGCGTTGATACCGGTCTGAATCCACGACTGCAGAGACCCATTCGACGCGGCCTGGTTGATGAAGTTCCCGAACTGCTGCACGAACGCAGCGATGTTGCCGCCGATCTGCTGGAAGAACGACGACCCGATCGACACGAGCTGCGTGAAGATCGACACCGCCGGCGCCAGCGCGGGCTGCAACGCCTGCAGCCCCTTCGCCATGTTGTCGACGAACCCGGTGAACGCCGCCATCGTCGCCGGCTGCTGCATGATCCCCGCGAACTGGTGCGCGAACTCACCGAAAATACCTGCGACCGTGGACATTCCGGTCGTGATCGCCGGAAGCCACGTTTGAATCAGCGGCGCGATATCGGCGGCGATCTTCGTGAAAAACGACTGCTGCACCGCCCCGCCCGCGAGCTTGAACATGTCGCGGAACTGCGCGATCTGCAGCATCGACTGCGCCGCCGCCGGCGCCATGCCCGCGATGTCCTCGAGGAACTTCTTCGGGTCATCGGCCATCATGTCCTTGATGGCGTCCCCGACCCCGTGGAACGCGACCTTCAGCGTGCCGGCCGAGAACGCCGCCCCAGAGATCGCCGCGGGCAGCAGACCCAGCAGCCCGGACAACTGCCGCACAGCGTCGATGACCTCGACGATGCCCTGCAGCGCGGAAGCGCCGCCCAGGCCGGCCAAGCCGCCCACCGACGGCAGCGTGAGCGCCAAGCCGCTGATCTTCCCGAACGCCAGCTCGAACTGCGCCAAATCCCGGATGAAGTCACGCACGTGACTGCTGCCCGAACTGGCGCTGTCACTGAGCTTGTCGACGCCCTTAGCCGCGACCTCAAGCCCCACCGACGCCGCCTTGCCCTCCGGGCCCAGGAACGCCACCGCCTTCCCGGCGATCCCCAACACCCGGGCCAGCGCGTTCGTCTTCTCCGTCACGCTGGTGTGCGTCGTGCCGAGCTGGAGCATGCGGCTGTTCAGGTTCGGGATCAGGTCGCTGAACGCAGACACGACCCGCTGACCGATGTTCATCTCGCTTTGCAGCGACCGGTGCGCGTCACGCTCTGCGTGAGTGGCCCTGATATGCCGGTCTTTTGCCTCAGTGACCCGCTTCTCCGCGGCCTCGATCTCGTCGAGCGTCGACTTGCTATCACGCAGCACGGCCTGGTGGTTACGCTCGGCGGCCGCGACGTCCTCGCTGGCGCGCCGCATCTCGCGCAGCCGCGCGTTGTAGCCGTCCGCGGCGCTGCCCGACGTGCTCAACTGCCGGTCGGTGTCCGACAGCGTGCGCTGGGTTCGGGTCAGCGACTTGTCAGCTTCATCCGACGACGCAATGACCCGATCCAGACCTTCAGCGGCCCGATCCGCGCCCGACCCGTCGTAATCGATCTCGATCTTGCCGTGCGCGCGCCCCAGCGAATAGTCGGGCACGTCAGAACACCCAGCCGGCGTCGAGGTCCACGTCTTCGTCGCGCGGATCCTGGCCGACGACACGGCCATACGGCGAATCCGACTCCGTCGGGTCGGCAAAGCCAGTCGCTGAAGTACCCATGTCACCGCCCATCAGTCGCTCGAATTCCCGCTCACGCTGCGTCTGCGCGATCGACGCGTTACTACTCGTCGCCGCCTTCTGCACACGCGTCTGCACCGCCTGGCCGAACGCGGCCACGTCACGGTTGAAGCAGAACCTGCTGAAATCCGTTAACTCACAGTCGAACAGAGCAACGTCAGTCGGCAGCTTCCCGAAGGTCTTGGCCGTCTCCCACACTTCCCAGACCAGAGGCTTGTTCTGCGCGTACCCTTTTGAGGGCTTCGTGCTGCGCCTCCAACGCAGCAGTCTTCATCTCGTCGGGCATCGCGGCCTCGAAGATGATCCGCTTGTCGATCAGGTCGATTTCGTTGACGTTGATCTGTTCGTCGTCGGTCACGCCTACGAGCACGACGCGCGGGCAGACCACGGCGGCCGCGGTGACCCGGTTCAGCGGGCCGAAGAACTTCTCCCGACGTTCCGGGTCCAGCAGCGCCGACTCGGCGGTCTCGAGCGCCTGCCCGACCTGCTCGGCGTCGCCGCCGTCGACGCCCTTGAACAGTTCGGCGGCGAACGAGTCCCGCATGTTCAGCACGTCGAGCTCGATGACCTCAGTCATCGTCAACTGCCGGACCAGCACGACGTCACCGGACGGCAGGTCGACGTCGAACTCGCGCCGTTTCCTGAACCCGTACTTCTTCTTTCGCGGTTCGGAAATGCCGGAAGCCGCCGGCACGCCAGCCCCGGGAGCGGGGTCGGCGGCCGGCGGCTCGGCGATCTCAACGGGCGCGGTGTAATCGAGCTTGCCTTCTGGCTCGTACGCGCACCCGGCAGCATGCGGCCCCGTGATCGGGGTGCCGCAGCACCAGTCCCGCCTGGCAACGACGGGAACCGATGTGTGCTTCTGCTGCTTCTCGATTGGTGATGTCATCAACGGCCTCCTACGGGCTCAGGGACAAACAGGGTTCCGGCGAAAACCCCGGGTTAGGGGGCTTCGTCGGTGGTGGCCGACACCGGCGTGCAGTACTCGCCGGTGGTGGAACCGAACACCGCGGCCACCCGGAACTTGTACGCCGTCTCCGCCGTCAAACCCGTGACCGTGGTCAACGCGTCCGTCGGCTCGCCGCCAGCACCCGACGTAACCGCAGTCCACGAAGTGAACGGCGAAACCGCCTGCTGCACCTTGTAGCTGTTCGCAGTCGGGATGTCGGTCCACGACAACGCCACAGTGGTCGCCGCGACCGCGCCCACGGTCAGGTTCGTCGGGATCGGCAACGGGTTGGCCACCGGCGTCGAACCCAGCGTCGTCTTCGTGGCGTTGTAGTCGATCTCCCACAGGAAGTCGGCGTCCTCGCCCGGCAGCGGCGTGCCCATGAAGTCGGTCGACGGGATCATGAACGCGCCGTACTTGGCGTCGAACTGGATCTTCCCGTTGGCCTTGCAGCGGAAGATCCGCATGACGTTATCGCCGCCGCCGTTGGAGATGATCTGGCCTTCGACGCGCCAGTACGGCCGCTGGTCACTGCCGCGCTTGCGCACGGTGCGCTTCAGCGACGGGCCCACACCGGATTCGATGAGCTGCGCGCCGGTGATGATCGCGAACGTGGTCAGGTCCAGGCCACCGGCCTCAAGTGTGCCCGAGATCGTGGCGCCCTTGCCCTGAATCGCCGCGGCGGCCTTGTCGTCGCCGTCGAGGGTGTCGTTGTCCTCGTTCTCGGTCGCGGCCAGCGTGCGGGCCAGCGGCATGCGGTAGCTGGTGTCTCCCAGGATCGAGCCGTCAGCGTCGGTGTAGGGGGTGATCCAGAGCCGGTGAAGACCGTACGGCTTGGAGTCCGGGTTCCCCAGTGTTGCAACCATTTACGGAGTTTCCTTTCGGGGGGTACGGGCTCCACGGCCTCTGAGTTCCTTCAACTTCAAAGTGGTCACTGAGAAGTCATTGAGTGAGATTCGGTGCAGCACAACGGAATCGCGGTCGCTGCAGTGCTTGCACTTGATTTCGATCGTGTCGCGCTCGACGATCTTGAAGTGCAGCCCGCCCTGACAGCGGACGTCGACGACGTCCGGGCAGTCAGGGGTCGCGGGCTGCGGCTGCACGGGCTACTTGGCGGCGACTTTGTTGCCGTCGGCGTCGACGACCTCGAACCGCACACCGTTGTAGCGGCGGTCGTCGTTCAGCAGGTACTTCAACTGCGCGTCGGTGACCTGCGACACCGGCACCCGCCAGTTGTTGTCGAAGCTGAACACCAGCGACTTGCCGGCGATGCCGACCTGTGCCCAGTGCTGCTCGGTGATGATGCACTCCGCGGAAGCCACACCGACGCGGCTGGCCGGGCTTCCGTCGCCGGTGCCGGCGCCACTCGGCCGGGTGACGGCCTTGTTCGCGGCCCGCAGCGGCGTCAGGTACTGCACGAACCGCTCATCGGACTTCGGGGCGTCGGCGGCCGCCGCCTGTGCTTCGGCCTTCGCCTTGTCTTCCTCGGAGACCGCCGGCTGGGCGTCCTCGCCGAGATCGATGCCGGCCCCGCCGCTGCGCTGTTGTCCTGCCATTACCCTGTCACCTTTCCTGGGGGTGGTGCGCCGGTCATGGCGCAATTACCTTGCTGGCCAACGCCATATACGACGCTGACTTGCAGATCGATTGGTAGCCTTCGTCTTCGAAATCCATGCCGCGGCCCTCGAACCCGACATAGTCCAGCCGCCACCCGTCATCACCCACAACCGCATCGGTGGCGTCCTCGACGGCCTTGAAGATCTCGTCGCACTGGTCGAACAGCGCGTCGATGCGGCCGAAGTCGGTCGACTTCCGCTTCCGGATGTGCGCATACAGGTCGAAGTGCCGCTCGGCGTTCTGCTGAATGTCTTCGTTGAAATCGGTGTGCCGCCAGCAGATCACGATGAACACGTCCGCGGCCGGCGCCTGGTCCCCGGAGAACTGCGGGACCGCGACGAAGTCATCGCCGGCGAGCTGCTTGAGCGTGGCGTCGGTGTTCAGCAGCTTCCACACCGCGTCGCGCGCCACTACCGGCCCGCGTTCTTCCGGACCTGGCTCAGCGAGCCACGCAAGTTCTTCATCAGCCGCTTACCCATCTCCGCGACAGCGGGCATGATGATCTGCCACTTGCCGTTGTTCTTGATTTCCAGCCAGATCCCGTAATCAACGCCGTGCGCGAACCGGATCACCTTGTGTGTGCCCTTCAGGTCCGTCGACGTGTTCAGTCCGGCCCGGGCCGCCCCGGGTACCCGGTCCTTGCGGTTCCCGGTGTCATCGCGCCAGCGGGCGCGGTCCTTCATGTACTCGGCGCCGTCGACCGCCGTCAACCCCATGATCGAGTTGATCGTGCGGTCGTAGTCGTCCTTCAAGTCACCAACGTTGTCGCGCAACGCGATCAGGCCACGGTTCAACTCAGTGAGCCGACCGAAGGTCTTAGCCAAAACTGTGACCGGCGACTTTCAAGAACGCCGTGACCGTGGCCTTCACCTGGTACGGCTGCGTGCGGTCCACGACCTGCACTTCGTAGGTGGCGGCGTCGTCCTCCCACGTGTCGCCCTCACCGATCACCGCGTCGTGCGCGCCGATCAGGTCGAACTCGAACTTACGCACCGTGCCCCGGTCCGACTGGGAACGTTCGGCGCCGTCGTCCTTGTGCGTGTTGAACTTCGCGAACACCTGCGACGCCCGGGGCGCGGCGTCAGCGTCGTAGTCCTTGCCGCCGCCCGGCTTCACCGTCACCGTGCCCGCCGCCGGCGTCAGCACGATCGGCTGGCCACGCAGCTCGAGCAATTCCGCGATCACAGCGCGGGCGTCCGCGGTCATCTCGTCGACCGGGATGCTCATGGACGTACGGGCCAGCCCGGATCGACGCGGATGGTGCCGAACTTCTGCTTTGGTTTCACGAGCCGTACCTTGGCGAGCTCGGATTCGGTGAACTCGATCCGTCCCCGGGTCGGGTCTGGTGACCAGGCGCGGCTGACTGTGACGTCCGGTGTGGTGCGCGCCAACTGGTTCAGGCCGCCGTCCGGGTTGCGGTACAGGTCCAGAACCTTGCGCGCGACAAGAAGTTTCACCCGACCGGTGCGGCCGGGATCGCCGGCCGCCGCCGATTCGGAGTTGATTTCGTCGAGCGGTTTACGCAGCGACGGAACCTGGTACATCAGTTCGCTTTCGACATCCTCGATGGTGGTGTCGACCCAGGCCAGCCGGCCCGAGGGTATGGTGCCCTCGAACCGGCTGGTCACATCAGTCCGGGTTGCGAACTTGCCGTCGCTCATTCGACCGGCACTTCAGCTTCCTGGCAGGCCGCGATGATCTCATCGCGATCCAGCCCGTCGGCGTCCACGCCGTTGGCTTCGGCGTAGGCCGCCCACTTTTCCCGACCGGATCCGCGGCCGGACTGCGGCGGCGGGCCGTCGCTTCCTTCCGCCTCGATGCCGGTGTCGGACGCGTCGGCGAAGCAGTGGTCACCCATCTGCTTCGCCGCCCACGCCGGCACCGACTCACCGGGAAGGAACGTGTGGACGGTCCCGTCGTCGTCTCGCAGGTACACCGTGAATTCGCCGATTACTGCCATCAGCGCAGCCCCTTTCGGTTAGGCGCGAACGGTCGCGACGAGGATCTTGCGGGGGTCCGCGATGACCGGCAGTACGACGCCGTCGACGAACGTCCGCTTGACGAACGGCGGCTGTTCCTCGCGGACCAGGATGCCGATGATTCCGGTCGCCGTTTCGACCTGAACGTTCTTGGCGTTCAGCTCCATCACGGTCGTCGGGGTGCCCCACGCGGTGAACCCGAGCGTGCCCAGGTCGGCCGGCAGGAACAGCAGCTTGTTCGTCGGGAACGCCGCCACGGTGGCGCCGTCCACGTCGAAGCTCGAGCTGTAGATCGATCCGCCGGGCTGACCGTCGGTCGGCACCACGAACGGCGGGATACCGAACCCGGACAGGAACGCGTTGATCTCCGCGATCGACACCCAGGTAACGCCCGTCTGGTCGCCCTTGATCGCGTTGATCAACTGCCTGTTCTGCATCAGATCCTGCACCACAGCGGTCGAGGTGCGGAACTGACCGTGCGGCATGCCGTTGATCCCGGAGTACACGCCGGTCCAAGTGATCAGGTCGGTCAGCGGCGTCGAGTTGGTGTGGTCGGACCACAGCGTGTTCGGCGTCACCAACTGCGTTGACGGGATCCCGTAGTCGACCTGCTGCTGCACGCCGTTCTCATTGATGGTGAGCACGCCATCGGTGAGCACGTCGCCCCACGCCATCTCGACGCGGTTTTGCGCGTAGCGGGTCAGGTTTTCCAGGTCGTTGTAGATCGCGTCCACCAGGATCGACTGGATCGTGCCACCCACCCGGGCGAACTCGATCTGCCGGCGTTCGTACTCACCGACGCTGAGCTGGCCACCCAGCGGCAGCATCCGGACCCGCTTCTCCGAACCGGTGTCACGCGGCGCGACCCAGTACGAACCGTCCCAGTTGCGGAACTTCGCGGCCCGGTTCGTCTTCGTGATGGTCGCGAAATCGATCTCATCGGTACCCACGTAGTCGCGGCGCGGGAAGTCCGCGGTGAACCGGTTGTTCGACGGCAGAGGAACCTGCTGCGTGAACGTCAGAACATCTTCGAGCGGCAGTGGGCCGTCCAAGAAAAGTGCCATCAGTCAATCTCCTTCTAAGCCTCGAACCGGATGGTGGGCACGTCAGCGCGGCCGCTCGAGTCGAGCGAGCCGGCCCCGGTCTGGAACGGCAGCTTCGACACCGAAACAGCGCCGGACACAACGGCACCGGTGCCGACCTTCGACGCCACCGACCCGTTGGAGCGGACCGCGCGCACGTCGGCGTAGGTGAAGCCGTACAGCACTTCCCGGCCGTCGTTGGCGGTGTTGTCGTACGGGCCGAACAACCCGGTCGACGTGACCTTGCCGATCGCGGTGCCCGACGGGATGTAACCGTTCGCGTAGTGCGCCGGCGTCGGCGTGGTCACCACGGCCGTGCTGGCGCCACCGGTCAGCGACGATGCGTCGGTAGTCAGCAGCGGAACATCGGTGCTGGCCAGAGCACCCTGGAACTTGATGGTGTACGGGCCGCCTGCGCTGCCCGACACCGCGACGTTCCCGGCTCCGATGGTCGACAGACCTTCGAGCGCGGTCTGCAGGGTCGACGCGGTCGCGTTCTCCGCGACGGCGCCGGTGGTCTGCCCCTTGAACGTCGCCGTGAAGGTGCCTCCGGTGGCGTCCACCGTGAGAAGCTGCGACTCGCTCTGCGAGAACTTCGAGATGTCCAGCGTCACGTTGGGCTTGAAGTCGGGCTCGTCCAGGAGCCACTGCTTGTTGCCGACCTGGTAGGTCGTCGTCTGCAACGAAATGTCGGTCGACATAGCGTGCGTCCTTTCGGTTAAGTGGTTTTCGCGCCGAAACGCTTGTTTGCTTCGGCTCTGCCGGCTTCACCGGGCCGTACCGGGGTGCCGGTCCCGCCGCTGTGCTGTCCCCAGGACGGCTGCTGCTGCTGCCCGTTACCGGACTGCTGCTGCCCGCCCTGCTGGCCGCCGACACCGAAGATGGCTGTCAGGTGGCCCATCACCATTTCCTCGTCGATCTCGCCGTCCTCACCGGCGAACTTCGCCGGATCAGTGACCGCCATGAACGACTTCAACTGCTCGCCCTTAAGAACCTGGCTCGCAACAGATTTCAGCTCAGAAGCCTGGTACTTCGGACGCCACTCCGCGTCAGCCGCCGACTTAGCGTCGTTGGCTGCCTTGGTCACAGCATCTTTGAGCGCCTTCTGGTCGGCGTTCAGCTTGCCGTCCTCGAGCTCTTGGAGCCGTGTCTGCATCTGCTGAACCTGCTCAGGCGTCATGCCTTTGAACGCGTTCAGCCTGTTCTCGGCCTGCCGGTTGTGGTGCTTGTAGTACGCGGCGCGCTGCGCATCAGTCATCTCCGCGACCGGCGTGTTCTCCGGGTATCCCCTATCGGTTCCTCCGGATGCCTGCTGCTGCTCGGATTGGCCTGCGCCGCCGCCGCTCTGGCCGGACTGGCCGCCTGCGGCTGCTGATGCTTCTGTGGTTGGAATTGGTTGAGACAATGCGACTCCCGTATCGGGTGAAGGGTTTGCCCATAGCGGGCCAGCCGGCCAGGAACGGCCGGAAGTCTTATTTAGTGCGCTGTGAGATCGGCGCGTAGCCGTGCAATGGTCTGCAGGTGATAGCTGATCTGCGGCGAATCCTCGCCGAGCCCCTTGGCGCGCAGATCCTTCAGGTTCTTCTCAAGCCCCGGCAGCAGCCGTGCGGCCGACACTGCGGTCCCGCCAGCGCGTTTCCGCGCCGCGTCGCTACGGGGCTTGTACTTGCGCTCAGGCACCAGCACCGGGCCCATCTCGCCGTGCTTGTCCACCTTGTACCGAGTCCGCTTCAAATGCGCCGCCGACGTGCCACCGGAGTCCCGATACAACTGGGCCAAGTCGACGGAGTTCAAATCATCGGCCGGGTCGTGCTCATCGGTGACCGCCGAAACAGTGCAGTGGCAGCGGTTATGGATCGGCATCAGTTCCCCGACCTTGTAGATCCGGTCACTGGCCGCGATACACATGCCGCACGTGCCGCCGCGCGACAACTCCGGGTGAATCACGCGCCGATACCCGACTATCCTCGGTCCGCGCCGCCCGCGTCCGCGGCGGGTGCCGTCGAGGTCGACGGCCTGGGCCAGAACTTCCTGCTGCGCCAACCGCTGCGCCAGCATCAGGTTGTCATCTACCAGAGTCCGGATCCGCAGCACAGCTTGCGCATCAGCGTCCGGTTGACCGTTAGCGATCAGATATCGGAACAGCGCCGCCGGCCGAGCGAACACCGACTCAGTCGTCATGTCTGCGGCTGACACCTTCACACCGGCACCCGTGCCCGTGTAGTCGACGTCGGATGAACTGTGCCGCAGCCGCACCCGCCCGCCACTCAGAGAGGCAGACGGTGCGCGCACATCTACCGGGTTCGACGGTGCCGCCGTAACCGGGATACCCAACGCTGCGAGCTGCGCGCTCTGCGCCGCGCCGGCCGCCCGCGCCGCCGCGGTCTGCGCCGACACCATCAAACCCGCCGCCTTGACCGTGAAGTCGCGGACCTGGGCGTCGTCGTACGGATTCACTGACAACCACAACGCACCGATGGCCTGCTTGGACCAGTCGGCTGCGCGTTCGCGGGCCTGCGCGGTCTGCTCAGACATCAGCGCAGTCACCCCGACCGGGTCAGGGGTCGTGCTGCGCGCCGCGTGGATCTTGGCGGCTTCCGACAGCGCCTGCTGGTAGGTGGCCGGTCTACTGGGCGCGGTCATCGTTGGCCGCTGCCGGAACCGCCGGCGCCGCCGCCGGTCCCACCGGCTGCTGGTTCTGGTTCGGCGCCGGGGTTGACAATTCCAGCAGCTTCTCAGCAGTCAGCCGCTGCATGTTGCGTGCGGTTTCCTCGGGCGGCATCTGCCAGATCCGCTCGCAGCGGTCCTCATTCGACAGCGTCCCGATCGACTGCGACGACGCCGACGCCTGCTCAGCCAACGTCCGGAACTCGATCGGACCCCAATGCAGCCGCATCCGCTTCCCCCGGTCAGCTTCCCCAGCGAACGCGAAAGCCATGCGCCACAGCAACTTCAGCGGCGGGGTGAAGCGTGCACGACGGTCCCTGACCTTCGCCGTCAACGACTCACGCAGCAACCCGGCACCCTCAGCGGACCCCTTCGCGGCGTCCGGGCTGATCAGGTGCAACGGAGTGCTACTGACCGCCGCGAATTCCTGGACATCGTCACGTTTTCCGTTCAGCAGAGGGCCGAAGTCGGTCTGCTGCGACTCCCAGATCTCGAACTCTTTCGGGATCCGCCACAACGCACCGGGCCCGGCGCGGAACAGCTTGTTCAGGTCGACAGGCTCGGCGGCCGCCGACTCCGGTGTGTCCTCGTCCTCGTCTTCTTCGTCGTCGCCGCGCAGCGCGCGCTGCCGCAACGCCTGATACCAGAACCCAATGATCCGCTGCAGCGTTGTGTCGATGATCCGATCCAGCACATCCAAGTGCGGCTCGTACTCGCCCATGCCGTTCAGGTTTTCGAACCGCACGATGGGGATGCCGCCGAGCTCGTCGAGCCCTTCGACCTTCTCAGGTGGCTGGTTCGACAGATCCCATTTCGCGGTTCCCTGGTTCCAGCGCAGCGTCCACTTCCACCCGGGAAGGAACAGGAACGCTGTGTGCTTCATCGTGATCGGGTCGTACTGGCGCACCAGCGCCGCAGCCAGCCGCACCGGGTTCCGCCAGTCAGGGACACCGATGCAGCGCCGCGGGTCGATCGCATGAATCGACGGCGCCGGCTTACCGTTCGACAACACCGGATCCCCCGGCCCTCCGGGAACGACCATCCCGTAGGACTCGCCCATGCCGAACGAGTACGCGAACAAGTCCTTGCTGACCGCGTTGAAGCCGGTCTCGTCCATGATCTCGGCGGCCAGGTCGTCACCATCGGTGTCCGAATCCTTCAGCGTCGAAACCGCCTGCAGCTCGAGCCGGTCCAGCATCGCCGCCACACACATCGGCGCGTAATTCGATCGGGCCTTGCGCAGCACGCTGCGGAACACATCGTGGTACTCCGGTTCGATCTGCGGCAGCGGCGGATCCCCCACGTAGTACGACCACAGCGTGTCCAGGTACCGGTTCCGCGGCGTCCAGTACCGCGACACCGCATCCTGGCCGGCGAAAACCGCGTTCTGGTAAGTCACCGTTCCGGGCCGCTGCAACCCGTCCTGCCACGGCGGCCGCGTCGGCTCCAAGAACATGCCGCTCAGTCGCTGGAACCACTGCGCCGGATACACCGTTTCGTCCGATCCGGTAACTAGGGCGAGATCAGTCAAATCGTCACCCCTTCTATCGGATTCGCGCGACTACACGCTTCTTCGGCTTCGGCAACAGCGACAGCACATCCATGCGCGCTTCCCACGACAAGACGCCGGCCATGCATCCGTCGAACTTTCGGTCCTTGTGGAGCTTCCCGAGGATCCACTTCCGTTTCCCGGTTTGCAGATCCACCATGTTCAGCATCTTCTTGCCGGCATTGCCGACGTGCCGCGTCAGGTCACCGTGCTTCTTACCCTCGCCCGTGGCGTACTCAACGTCAGAGTAAGTGACGGCGCTGGAATTGATCGCCGACTCATACCCCAACAGAGCCTTCACCATTCGGTCCTGTTTGTTTGTCCAGAATTCCTGAACCACAGGCCGTTTGGTGACCGGGCTGACGCCGGCCTTGGCTGCCCACGCACCCAACGTCGCCGTGTAATAGGCGGGGTCGCCGTAGCACAGCAGCACCTTGTACGAGCGACGAATGTAGTTCCACTTCGCCGTCAACGCGGCTTCGTCGACCTCCCAATCGTCGACGTTCAGCGGTTGCTCGGCTAGGAATTCGAGCTGCTGCAGCCCGGTCTTGACGTCGGTCATCACCAACGCGGTCGCGTCCCGGAACCGGGCGCCGTCGAACCCCACGGTCACGTACGCGCCCCGGGGAATCGACAGGTCCGGACGCGCCAGCGTCTTCCAGAGCCCCAAGTTGAACGCCTGCAACCCCTGCTGTGTCCACCGGTTGCACCACACCCGCTCGAGGTACGGCTTATCCGCCCCCGGGATGTCCCACTGCGACGCCAGGTCTTCAAGATCGGTGCGCGCCGCCAGATCCGGGCCGGACGCTTCGCGGATCGCCTCTACGCGGTCCTCGAAAACCTCCATGTCCCAGTCATCCGACGCCTGGCGGTGAAAGTAGAACATGCGCGGCCGCTTGATCTCGTTCCGGGCCATCGCCTCAGCCTCGAAGTGATCCGTTTCCGCGACCGAGTTCTGCCCCGGCTCCCCCGCGGTCGTCGTCGACATCGACCAAGGATCCTGCGCGACCCGCTTACCCAGGTTCGCTTCCATCGTCGTCACCGCGCCGCGTTCCGACGGCAGATACAGACGGTGCGTCTCGTCGAAGCCCTGGAATGTCGTGCGGCCGCCGTCGTTCGAGTCCGGTGCGTTCGCCAGCGGCACCGCTTTGCCGTCGGCTTTGCCTCGGCTGTCGATCCGGATGACCCGTTCCAGCGACGCGTCGAACAGTTCCGCGTCCGGGCCTTCCTCGCAGATGTACTTCAGCGCACCGTAAGCGAGTTCGTTCACCTGGAGCTTGGCGTTCGCCAGCATCGGAATGTACGGGTCGACTACCGGCCGGCCTTGCTTCAGCGACCCGTTCCGGTTGAATCCGTCGAACCGGACCGGAGACTCCGGGTGTAACTCGGCGTAGGCGATCAACGCCATCAGCTCCGTCTTCGCGAAGCCCTTGCGCACCGACACCGCGATCCGCTTCCACCGACGCCGCCCCGCCCGGTTGTGACCCATCGGCCAAACTTCATAGGCGCGATAAATGATGAAGCGCCGATCATCGTCCAGTTTCAGCGGCTGGCCCTTCAGATCCCCAGGACCGAAACACGCCCCGTTCCAGCCGTTCTTCCCCTCAAGGAAGTCACAAACCTGGTCGCCCAGCGTCGGATAGAACGTGTCCTCGATCGGAGGAACTATCAGGTCCACGCGGACCCGACTACTTCACAACTTTGAAACGCGCCCTCGGGTCGGCCGACCGCGCCGCCGGCTTCCTTGGCGCAGCCTTCTTCGCCGCCGGCTTCTGGTTCGGATCCGCCGGCGGCACCTGCCACTGCAACGTTCGCCGCGCCATCGGCGTCAAACCGAACTGCACCAATATCTGCCGATACTCCCCGGCCAACGCCTTCGCCGCCGTCACCTTCGTCTCAGGATCCAGCAACATCTGATACAAACGCGCCGCCACATACAGCAGGTGCACGTCAGCTTCGATCCACTCGCTACGCGGTTCCGACGCCCACAAGTCTTCCCACCAGGCCAGCACTTCCGGATACCACTCGATGCTTTCCGGCAACGGCGGCCCAGCCGCATCGTCCGGCTTCGCCAACACAGCGCGCGTACTCGTCGCATTCCGGCGAGCACGAACAGAAGGATCCTTCGCAGTCGGTCCAGGCAT